GTTCCAGTCTGGCTCATGGGTCTATCACATATGTGGAAACAAGGTTTCCTACCAATGTGCAATAGAGTCCAAACATTATGGAAACATAATGGATCCACGTGGTTAGTTCAGTATCTTGCTGAAGTATCTCGTGCTATTGTATGTTGGCTTGGTAATGAAAACTATAAAAGATCTTCGATCTTTATAGCCATTACTGGGAAAGGTTTACCCAAACTAATTCCTTTAACACTTCGTAAATCAATGATAGCTGGAAAGCTACGTGATTCGAGTGAAGGGAAATTAGTTATACGAGCTGTTTTAACAGTTCTATCAATCTACCGAGTAATGGGTGCTAGACCAGTATTAAAACTGGGTACTATAACCGATCCTTTTAAAGGAATCAGCTGTACTCTACCTCAATATGAGATAGATCTTGCAGTGCACTCATTAGGGTTGAAATCTTTAAGGTTACAGCAACCAGATCTCTTTGTGATTTCTGAGTCTGCTGGACCTAATTACGCAAAAGCTACGTATGGTGCTCCATTGGATGCAATAGCCTATATCCGTTATCCACGAGTGTGGTATAACTGGGTAAGATATTGTATTTCTAATGGGTACTATATGACTGTCTTTTGGCATTTCGGATTGATACTGCTTGGTATTGCCCTTTTACCTATCATGGTAATTTCGGAGAGTTTCCCAAAATATTTGGGACGTTTAGTTAAACTAAACGAGGCACGAGGAAAAGTTCGTATTATTGCTATTACAGATTGGTGGACACAAGTCGTGTTCCATCCTCTCCATAATGCAATAGCGGCAGTTTTAAGAAAACTACCGATGGACGGAACCTTTAACCAGGTGAAACCATTACGACGGCTTCTCGATTTAAATCGTGCGTCGCACGTGCTTTACTCGTTCGATCTTAGTGCAGCAACTGACAGGTTACCTGTTCAATTGCAAGTCCAAATTCTCAACACTTTAGGTGTTAGAGGTGATTTGTGGCGGGCTATCTTAGATAGACCTTGGCACTTAGATGATTCACCGATCAGGTATTCTGTAGGACAACCAATGGGCTGTTACAGTTCATTTGGGATGTTAGCTCTTACCCACCATTTAATAGTTCAGATAGCGGCTCGAAGAAGTGGTTGTGAATGCATATTTACAAATTATGCAGTGCTAGGTGATGACATTGTTATTGCCGATGATGCGGTGGCGAAAGCCTACCTTGCAATCATGGAAGTTCTCGGAGTAGATGTAAACCTTGTGAAATCTCATCAAGGATCTACTGCTGAGTTCGCCAAAAGATGGATACACAGTACTTTAGGGGATTTTACTCCTCTTGGTGCTGGTAATATCTTGGTTACAGTAAGAAACTACAAATATCTACCGTCATTACTTATGGAAATGAGGGAGAAAGGATACTTTCTTTCCTTACTTAGCGTAAAAAATATATTAGGGTTAATGCCGTTCTTAAAGCGTAAAGCTTCAGACAGATTAAGACTAATATTTATATTGATGGTTTTAGGACCATCGGGCCTAAGCACTAGTGGTATCCAATCATCAGGCGAGAGCCTCGAATTATGGTTACGTTTACTAGTACCATGGTATTTTACTAATCTACGAGAGATCGTGCTTGGATCATTTATGATCCGACACATCGAAGACCGTAGTAGTATATACACCAAATGGCAGAAAGATAAACTATATTTTGAAAACAATTGTTTCCGATATAGTCTCTTAGAATCCAAAAATAGCTTTGCTAGTTTTGGGCTGGGCCATGGGGGAGGGCTACGCCGCTTAATCTACGATATTGTATTTTGGGATGGCGCCTCTTTACGCACTATTATTTTCTTTTTGATAAGATATATTAGTTCGGCACTCTTGATCAGAGTGTCTCCAGCCTGGTATGCGTATATGATGGTCGAAGACCCTCTCGAAGAAATGAGAGAGGAGATGGACTTACCTGACCGTGATGAAGAATGGGATGAAGCTATGCTTGATCTCATCAAACTCAGAGATTTGATTTCCGAGTGTATGAAAGTACCCGAAGGTACGTCATATATATCAGGTTGGGTAGGTAATAATCAGATTGATCCAATCCAAGCTTACGAGAATATCATTAAAGATATTGGTCGTCAACTAGATATGTGGAATAAACCTGGTCCTTGTCAACTTGTTGACCTACATATAGTTACAGAGGATTCTACGGAAGTAGATGAATCGTATATCCGTTTAATAGACGAATAGAAGACTTATG